TTGCATTACAGGAAGATAGCCTTCTGGAAGATTTCTATTTACAGTATAATTTAAAGTAGGTTTTGTAGTTGTCTTAGGTACTTTAACTGCTTCTGGTGGAACATTGGCTTTAAAAGCATCATATGCAAGTTTAGTTCTATTACCCATTACACCATCTATACCATCTTTATTAGGACCGTAGTTACCTAAATCATATCCTGCCTCTTTAAGCTTAGTTTGTATTTCTAAAACTTTTGGATCTCCAGATGCGGGTTGAGTAGTAGGTTGTATAGGTTGTGTTGTTACTGGAGCAACTGGTACTGAAGCAGAAGCCTCTTGAAATATATTTTGCTTAATGGCTTGTAAAGGCTTACCTTGTGCTTCAATCCAATCTTGTGCACCAGCTCTTCTCGTTAAATACTTGTCACCTTCTTTCATATAATCCCAACCTTGTTGAGATATAATATCACCACCTTCTTGAAGTTTTTTAGTCTTATTGTTTTGATAATCTGATAATCTTTCTCCGGGAGTAATATATGCTCCTGCACCCGGTCCCCCAATTCCTGGTCCTGGATCACCATATTTTTCCCAATCTAAACCTTCTTGTTCATATTGTTTTGTATCAGGATTAAATCCATACCAAATAGTATTTGGAGACCTACCCCATTTATCTTTATTATTTTGTAATGATGTAGAGGTATTGTTTTTTGGTAAAGCTTTAGGTGTTGGATTAAAATTTCCCTTAAGTATAGTGTCTTGTGTCCAAGCATTTCTTTCTTTCAATGGACCAGTGTTTCCAAACCTTTCATATTCTTTGAGCATAGTTTGTTTGTCTCCTTTTACAAGTGCATCTGTAAATGTTGGAAAACTATTTAATACACCATTATATGCATAATCTACAAGTAACATTTGAGAATCCTGAGGAAGACTGTCAAATGTACCTTTACCGTATTTTTTATCTATTAGATTTTCAGCAACAGTTTGATGTTTTAATATATCTGAATCAAGTAAGTTCTCAGCTTCTTTTGTAGTTAAGCCTTTATTGTATTTATTTGCATCTGGTCCTATAAGTTTATGACCAAATCCAACTGTATCCGCACCACCCTCAGGACTTCTATGAGGATACCATTTATCTTCAGCTTTTCTATATCCAGATTTAAGAGAATTTTCTTGAACTTTAAGAACCTCTCTATATTTTTTCATAGTCTCTGGATTGAGATCTAATGGAAAAGCTACACCACCTGTTGCATATTCTTCTTGTCTATAAGATTCATCAGGTGTAACTTCTTTATAGTGTTCTGCAAAATACATTGCATCTTCAGGATTGTCAAATCTAATTGCTTCTGCAGACTCAGGACCAAAATCACCAAGCATAAGTTGACCATCAATATCTTGAATTTGTGGCACTGCATAATTATCCATAGATGCCATATAGTGTGTGCCTGTCATGCCATTGCCAAAGTCATAAGGTAGGTCTGGTGCAACAACCATTCTCTGTGCAGCAGGATTACCATGCATGTTTGCATATGCTAATCTTGCTTTCATCATAGCATTGTTAGCAGCATCAATATCTTCTTGAGATATTACTCCGCCATCCTGATGAATAAACTTTCTTCTTCCTTGGTAGTTCTGAGATATTCCAGCACCTAAAGGCATTCCATATTCAGCCATAGGTAAAAATCCTCCGTCTTCATATTTAGCATTTGGATCAAATACTTTATTCTTTTTAGACTTAGGTTTAGAAAATAAATAGTTCTCAGTAAATAATCTATTTGTTGCTTCTAAGCTTTTAGAAAACTTTTTAGATGCAAGACCTTGCTTACTAGGCTTTGGCATCTTTACAAGTCCTCCCTTTGCAAAATCTTCTGGTTGTTCTAACTCTGGTTGTAGTCTGTAATTAGTAGTAATCTCCTCTCCTTTCTTGAGAGGTCTCTTAGCCATTATATATCTTTTATTTCCAAGCTTAATACTTACTGCATTTGGTTCATCAGAGTGATTATGGTACTTACCAATAAAAGTACTGGGTTGGTCATTCTCATGTGCCAATCCAATCATTTCTCCTTGCTCAAAAGTATCTGTGGTAAACAATCCTTTGCCAGCAATCTTAGATTTATCTACTTTTAACTTTTTCATTATCTAAGAGATATTTGATTTTTAGTATTTACAAGTTTTAAAATCATATTAGTATCTGAACTATTTTCTCTAATCAAGGTCAAGTAATTTAAGTAGTGTCTAAACTTCTTTCTTTGTAATTGAGGTTTATTATAGTCTAGATTTCCTTGATTTAATTCTCTTATATAACCATTAGATGATGTATTCCAAAGAATGTTTTCATCATAATTACCTTGAAGCACTGTAGTTCCAGGTACTACTGGTCCAGTAGGTGGATAATCAGAACCAACTGGAAATTCTCCGCGGTCTTTTGTTATATCCCAGAACTGATTAAATCTATATTTATTTTCTTCTTTACTAAATAAAATATCAAAAGAAGACAAGTTAGATTGATTTAACTGAGGATATGTTTGGCTTAATACTACATTGTTTTTAGGAAAAATATTAAGGTTTAGATATCCAGACGCTTGTTCTGAATTATATACAACAGCTCTGTCAAAGTTATAATCTAATACATGAAACTGATCAATACAATTAAATGCTTTTCTTCTATAACATTCAAGAACATATTCTACAGACTTCATTGTGGTAACCGTTTGTCCGGTTGTAATAGGTAACTCAATTTCAAAAGGATATTGAGTACCATAGAAATTACAAAAATTATCACATACTGAATTATGTTTCCAAATAGTATTTCCTTTTGTAGTAAGGAAAGTATTCTTAGTTGGAATAGATAAATTAGGATGCCAGTCATGGAATGAAATCCATAGTTCATTCTTAGGGTCAAAGCTTAAAGTCCAAGAAGCATCTTCAAATAAAATAGGATCCCCTAATTGATATATTCCTGGTTGAACACTACCGTCAAGATTTAATATTTGGAAGTAATCTCCTTGTCCTTTCTTTCTACCAAAAGTAATTAATGGAACATAAACAACTTTATTTTTCCATTCAGGTTTAAGTCTATAATCTTTTTTACTAAAATAAATTACAGTGTTCTCATTATCATACAATGACTGACAACCAATACCTGAAACTGGATTATCTTGATATGGATAATCAGGAAAATCTTCAGTTAACTTATAAGGTAAGAAATTATTAAACCACCACTTAAGACCAATCTGAGATATCTCTTTTAATCCTTGACCAAATGCAAATATCTTAGCTTGGTTTTGTGAGATATAATAAATACCAGCTGGTGATGAAAGTATTGATAATCTATTTTGAGAAGAACCATATTCATAAGCTCTATCAGCGTTAACTACAGATTGTTCAGGTTGACTAAATAATCCACCATCACCAATAGTAATCTTAGTACCTAGATCTGTTTGTAGTGTATCAACACCTTGATACATTATTGGACTATCATTTTTAAAAGTAATTATAATACCACTCTTATTTACACTTTTAACACCACTAATCTGAGACTTGAATTCTTTATAATTGTTTACTAAGTATACAGACCAACTATCTTTAAAAGCTTCTTGTTGTTGTGGTAAAGAATAAATGATTCTATCTGGATAGTAAGTATAACATAATTGTGCTACAAAAGGATCATAATATCTACTCTGTAAATTACCCGCAGAAAAATACTGACTAAAAGCTTTAGTTATACTTAATGAGTAATCATATCTATACTCATTACCTCTTGTAATAATTTGGGGGTCCATATTAAACATTGCATCTAGATCTGTGTATCTATATGGATCATAATGCTTTTCAGCATCAGTAATACCTTGAATTCTAAAATCTACAAGTACTTCAGATTCAACAAAGAAATCTCTTACAGCTGACGCAGTTAAATAGAAATAACAATCTTTTGGTCTAAATAGTCCAGGATAATTAAAAATTGAATCATCTCTATAATCATAGTTATTACAATCCATGTTATAGAAATTAGTTGGCTTCCAACCCGTACCTGGAGGATTGTTACCTGGTGTAAATATGTTAACAAATAAATCTGAAAATTCTGCAAAATCATACTCTGCAGAGTTAACCCAGAATCTTGGTTCTGGTATCATCTGCCTAAGTAGATAGTTAAATTCAAAACCATCAGGTTGACTATATAACCAATCATAGAAAAAGAACATTGTATTCTTTTCTGTATATCTATTTACAAATGTGTCACCTCCAAAAAACACTGGAGTCATTGTAATTTTTTTAATAAAATATGTTGAGCTATCAGCAGCGCAAAAATATTGTTCAGTAGTAGTATGTGAAGGATAATAAGAATCAGATAGTTTTTGTTCACATGGTGTTATTGTTATCTGTTTAATTGACTGTAGTTGTCCATACTGATTTCTTTTTCTTATTTTAATTGCACCATAATGACTTGCAATTGGTAATGAGAAAGGTGTATCAATGTTATTTTTAAAGTTTGGATTTCCTGCATTACCCCAAGCATTGCCTTGTCCTGAAGCATCATTATCAAAATAAGATAATGTTACAAGAGACTGATCATAATATATACCGCCAGGAGTAAGAATATATTTTGGACCATCATCAGCACCTTGTGGAAAACCAGGAACAGCATAAGGACCTGTTAAAGTTCTTAATGTAACTGTATCAGATCTTTTTAAGTTATTAATGCTATATCTTTTCTGAGATGCTGGTGGTCCAAATGTTTGTACTTCCTGAATATTATCTCTAATATAAAAAGCATCACCAATTCTAAATCTTGTTATATAAGCATCTTGAACTACTTGTCCATTTACAATTGATGTTTGTAAACTTATAGGAGATATAAATGAATCATATAATCCATGTGATATCATTTGTAATGCATACTGATCAAATTTAATAAATGCATAAATAGCTTGAAGAGCTACATCAGTACCTTCAGCAAAGTAATATAAAAATTTATTTGCTATACCTAAACCAGCTAATATAGCTTGTCCTGTGGCACCTCCTAAGAATACTGCAGCTGAAATATCAGTTTCAATTGAAGGTGCGGTAAAAGTCCCTCCTTTTTTAAAACCAGTTTTATAATTAAAGTCTTCAAAAATAGGTTCAATAGTATTTGTAACTTGAGAAGTGTTTGTAAATATACTGCCAAAATCAAAATAAGCTTCTAATTTACCAAAGAAAGAGTTTGGTAATGGTGTTCCAGGGTTACCTACTTGGTCAGTCTGAACCGTTCCTTGATCAGCACTTGTGTATTCTTCAGTGGTAGTATCAATATTAGTATTAATATTACTTGGTGTAGTTACAATAGTACCTGGTATAGGTCCATTTGGTCCATTAATTGTATTAACAGCAGCACCACCACTTATATCAGGACCAAACATTCTAGTATAACTTGCACCAGGTTGAGTAATCTTTTTACTTCCAAGCATAGAAACTAAACCTTCCGCTACACCAGCTACAAAAGCAAATGTCATAGTAAGGTCACTAAGTAATTTGAACTTAGGATGCTGACTTGGTTCTTGGAATCTTTGATCTGACCAACCAGACAATGCACCATATAATTTTAATTCAGTAGACTCTAAGAATGGAGTCCTAAACATTGTATCTGGTGAATGGAAACTTATAATTTCTTTAGGTACTGACTGTTGATACGGAGATGTTTTAATATATGGATCATTAAAACCTGTATTATGTTGGCTACCTGTTCCAGTATTTAGCGGAGACTTAATTGTATTAAAAGGATAGTTAGCATACAGGCCTAATCTATCTCTTTGCACATCTCCTTTAATTTCATAAGTTCTAAAGTTATTAATCATACCTTTAGCAATAATGCTTCGGTTACCTTCTCTTGAACCTCTTAAGATTTCATAACCTACAATACCTGGAATATCGTTACCTTCATTATCTTTTGGTAATGGTATATTTTCAAATATTACACCCATCAATCTAATCTTTAAAAGATTAGGATCATTTTGACCTGCTGCAGGTTCATAGTGCAATGTGTTAGGACTTAGATAATTATCAGGAAATTTATGATGTCTAATAGGTAAACCACATAAGTCATTAAAGTAACTAATTGTTCCTATAACAGGATCTATTATACCTGCGTGTCCATCTAATCCTGTCCAACAGTATTGACTAGAGTTCCAAATTTCAGGTTGATTGTCTGGATATATTTCTGTTGATTCCCAGTACCCCATTTCTCCAGATGCAATAACTTTCCCACCATCTGGTAAAATAGTATTTAAAATATTTGGGTTACCATTTAAATTAGCTGTATTATATGATTCAAATAATTGATCTGTAGATGTAAGAGTATTAAAGTCTTGAATACCATTAGGAACAACTTCATCTCTTTCATTCCCTGTTACTTGAACATTAGAACCGCTTCTAATATAGGTATAATCTTTTGCTATTCTTCCAGGAATATGATATGATGCAGATTTATCACCTGTATTATACACCCAACGAATAAAGAAAGCATATACCTCATCTCTTAAATAACTTCCTTTATTACCTCCCTTAGTATAATAGTTTGCAGGATATTCAACAGATACCCATTTAGTTTTAATAAGATTTGCTAAAGGCTGATAATTAAAATCAAATTTAGATCTTGGCCCAACTCTTAACAAGTAATTGTTAACATCAGTCATTTGGTCTGATGTTTCATATACAGGATTAGTTATTGGAATAATTTCTAATGGAACAGTAATTAATTCATCTTTGATTTGATCTAATTCAACTGTATTTGTTCTAGTTGAGTATATACCAATTTCTTTTGCTACTGTTCCTTGATTAATATTTTGAACAACAACTAATATAAATTCATCAAAATTTTCTGTGTCAGCTTCAATATCAATAGTTATTGCTCCTTGTAAATCATCTGGAAAATAAATAGGTTGTGTATTGCTAGGAGAAAAATAATCAGTTACTCTTTGACCTTTTATTGCATATGCAATTGTAGCAAAATAAGTACCATTTCTTAAGTTACCTCCAGCTTCTCCAAGTTTAACATTTAAACAAGGGGTATTTACTAATCTAGCTAATCTTATTGCATCACAGTCTAATTCATTAGTGTCATTACAAATAAGACATGCTGGAGAAGGATCACAATCTTGAATCCATGCAACACCTGGCCATAGTTGTCTATTACCATTATTGTCAACATAATAGTTAATAGCATTATTATAAGATCCTTGATTAGGATTAATAAGAGTATTAGCTTCCCATTGATATGAGTAATCTGGCCATGTTTGTGGGTCACCAACATTAAGTATTCTATCTGGATTTAAACCATCTGCCCAATATACTTGCCAAGAACAATCTTCTCTTTCTCTTGCTGAACCAGAAATTAAAAATCTTTTATCAAATCCAAGACAAGAATCTTGAACAATTGGTCTATAGATACATCTTTCTTCTTCTAATAAACCTATTTCAGACATAAGAGCAACTCCACCAGCATTATGTCCGGCTGTGTATATTATCCATTTATCTGAAAATATTTGAATAGCACCTATAATATACCTAAAGACAACAGGATCAGGTCCAAAAGAAGGCATAGTAGCTCCTGTTGTAGCACATAAAAAGTTAGATGACTCATTTGAAAGAGTTCCTAAGTTACCTTCTATTGTATTATTTGTAGCATTGCGAGCATGTGTCCACATTCCCTCTTGCACAAATGAAGGATCAGAGTCTTTATTAAGACCCTTAATAAATGTATTAGTAACATTCTGAGATGTATTCTGGATATTCTTTGCCATTATAATATTGTGTTGGATCCAGGTACTCTGTTGTAGCCTTTAACATCATATGATTTAAACATATCATAGTATTTACCATACATTGCTTTTCTATTAACCCACCACATTTCTGCCATCTCTCTAAAGTTAGGAGTATTAACAAGACTAAGAGCATTGTTTCTTGCTGCTCTAACTCTTTGTTCAATCATTTGCATTCTCTGTGCAACATCTTCTCCATTCATATAAAGGTTCTCAAGAATTCTAGACTTAAGAGCATACTCATAATACTCATTAAGTAAATCATGATCTGGAACTAATAGGTTACCATTCTCATCCTCCATTTGACCTTGATAGTTAAGATATACTTTACCAGTTTGAAATGTAGTAAATAAGAAACCACCTTTAATCCATCCTTCATTAGGAGCGTTCCAATAAAGATTTGGACAGTCACATTCTATTTCTTGACTGGCTTTCATTCTTAAAGGAATAAGCTGAGTGTATACTCTTGTTGTACCAGGGTTACTTATAACTTGAATGATTTCATACTTGTCTCCTTTACAGTTCATAAAGACTCTTGGTCTTGTACATGTATCACCATAAGGTGCTAATGGATTGTAAGCATCAGGAATAACGTTAGGAGCGCATGTAGCAGGACATGTATTGTCTGGGCATGCTGCAGTATGGTTACATGGATTTGAGTTGCATACGGAGCAGTTTACTGTTGCCGGTGCACAGAGGTCCGCATTAGCTGGAGTTTCTACATAAGGTACTTCTTGAATATTTGTACCTCCTACATAACCATCATATCCTACATGCTCTGTAAAGTGACCACAAATAGATGCAAAATTAAATGTATAAAAATCATCTGGTAATTTTACTCTACCATGATTAACATCTAAAATGACTTCTCTTGTTTGATTGATTCTTAAACCTAAATCATAATTAAGTTTTTTAACAAGCTTAATTAATTGTTGTGGCTCAATCATATTCTCTAAAGAAAAAGTACTAAGATCTACCATTACGTCATGTAATAGTTCATCAAAGGTTCTATATTTAAGTGTGTAGTTAAAATCCATTATCTAAGAATATTTTGACTATCATCAGAAGTATCTGGTGGTATTTGTAAACTCATTGAAAGTTCTTTTACTGTATATTGTTCCACTTCAGAAAATAAATATGCAGGAATACTTAATGGCATATCCTGTCTTAACTCACAAGGATCAGAACTGCATGATTCTACATAGCCATCAAATATTGCTTCCATTCTAATAGCTTCCCAATCTAAATTAGGAAAATATAAATAATCATCTAAGTACCAGAAATAAAGGTTTCTATTATATTTCCAAGTTGTAGTTTTAGTCATAGAAAGCCAAATACCTGGCTCTGTTCTATACAATTCTATAGTACCATCTATTGAAGACACTGTACGTATAACTGGACCAAATGCTCCATTTAAAATACTTGGAATTTTATTTTTAGATCTTTTAAAATAACAACCTGAATAAACTCCAATACAGCCAGCTTCAACTTTATCTACATCAATAAGTTCAATATAAGGTAGCACCTGAAATATTGAACTTATCTTCATAAGTTTAAACTGATTGTCTTCTCTTTTTATTAAAGTTTGAGCATACTTAGTTAGAGCAAAAAAGATTGTTCTATCTGTTAGAAAAGCATCTTCTTTAACAGCCTTCAGAGCATTTCTAACTCTAGATATTGATTCACCAATTGTACTCATAACTCAAAGTCATTGTAATTTTTTAATGCTTCCTTTTCTCTTTTTTGTAAGAGATCTTTATAATAGGTTTTTTGATAGTCTAGTTTTATTTTTTGATGAGGATCCACAACAATATACATTGGCCAGTTTTCAGGATAACTTCTAGATACTAATCTTTTAAAATCTCTACAAGCTGTAAATCCCCAATATTCTTTATTTTTCATTTTATGTTTAATAGCATAATTTGTATAAAATATTTTAGCTAGTTTACCATCTGTTTCCCAATTCTTATTTGTAACTGTTACTCCATACTTAGTAGACTTAGCAAAGTCAATATTCTTTTTTACACTTGTTTGACATGTGCCAATAAATATCCAACCAATTGACTCAGGTAATTGTATACCATCTCTATTCTCAACTACAAGATGATATGCCTGCTTATTAAAATATTTAATTATTTTTCTAAGCTCTGAATCCTTTAAGTCTTTATACTTTGGATACTTCTTTCTAAAACTATCAAAGAACTTTCTATTTGCTATATTATGAACCTTTGGTCTAAAACGTGGAGCTTTGAGATCTGGGGTTTTAAAATCTTTCATACTATATAGATTAATATACTAAAAATAACTCACTTTAGCAAATATAAGAATAAAACAAAACCCCCACTAGTGCGGGGGCTTTGCGCTGTTGTCACAGAAACCAACAAACTGTAACTTCTTTAAAGA